AGGAGTACACTCAAGTGTTGAGTGGAAGCGCAGGGCAACCTACTACAGAAAGGTTGATGATATAGTCTGATCTGCATGGAAACATGTAGCAGCATAACCAAACTATCGTTATGCGGATGGGAATAACCACCCCATCGAACAAATTGGGTAAGTTTCTACGGTGCCGGTGAGGCAACTAAGACCGCTAACGTTGCAGCAAAGCTATCTAAACTTCTAGATGAAAGAGGCTTTACTACAATTACTAAATCAGAGCTAAGCGGTCAGCTTAGGATAATTGATTCACAGATCAAACAAGCAGATAGGATTGGTGCAGAACTTACTTCAGCTAATCTGAAAGCCTTTAGGGGTGAGCTTATCGATATGGTGAACAAGGACCAGTCTATTGGTCTAAGGCTTCTAAAAGAAGCAGAAGAAATTCACAGCGACACGGCAGACTTTGTTGCTAAGGTGACTAGTGCTCGTGGAGGCCTGATTGGCCCAAATGACTTTAAAGAACTTTCTGCGCTAATGTCAGAGAAGCTGTCTGACAGAGCACCTGTTACAAATGAATTCATTAATTTCTGGAAAAGAGTATCTAAACGCTTTACAACTGAAACTAAAAAGGTAGACATCCCGTGGGTGACCTTTGACGGTAAGGTTATGACACAAAGATACCGACCGGAACTTCAAGAGAGAATTGAATTCAGGGACCCCATAACAGGACGAAAGGTTATGAACATCTATGCAGCACAAGCTGAAGACGGCAAGCTCCTTGGAAAAGGATCTGTCCAAGATGCTTCTATTGGTCTGGGTGTGAATGGAAACCATTCTAACGACGCGGTTATTGTTCGCAAGTTCCACTTGTGGGGCCGCAAAGAGGGCAAGTCTACTGGTACAATCCACGACGCTTTCTTTACTAATCTAGCGGAAGCAGATAACGCTAAAGCTGCTCTCCGTGAAATCTATGCGGATGCCCTAGAGGGGGATACTATCCGAAGAACTCTTGCTGAAATGCGAAAAGAGGGGTTGCCTAAGGCTACCTACGATGAACTTCTCGCTGAAGCAAAACAACTTGGTCTTATTGATCCGCCTAACCCTATAACTAGGGAAGACATATTGACGGACGTACCTAATAAAGATTTTTATGGTGTAGGACCCTAATTCGACCTGAGAGTTTGTAACTCAACGGCTAACACAGTCAGTGACTGTAGGAGAAATTTTAATGGCTACTAAAGAAGAACTCAAAGCACAAATGGAAGAGCTTCGTAAGAAAATTGATGATGCTCAATCCGAAAAAGATAATGCTTCAAACGAAGATGACGAAAACGGAAACACTGAAGATGATATCAAAGAAGAAACAACTGATGCGGACGCTGACGTTGATGACTCTGATGATAAGAACAAAGAAAAAGACAAGAATAAGAAAGAAGATTCAGAGCTTGAGGTTTTGAAACAGCAATTCAAAGAAAAGATGGATGCTCTTGATAAGAAACTCAAAGATACTCAAGCAGAACTCAAAGACACTAAAAAGCGTGAGAGGGAAGCTGAGATTGAAGCTATGAAATCAGCAGGTAAAGACAAAGAAGCGCTAGAAGCGCAGATCTCTGATATGAATTCTGAACTAGAAACTCTAAGGGGTGAAAACGTGAGTCTTCGTCGTGATAACGCCGTTGACGCCTCTCTAAGTACTGCAGAATTCCGTAACGATCGTGCTCGCGCATCTGCACGTCGGGACATTGTTGATTCTCTTATTCAAGACGACAGTGGTCGTTGGGTCTCTCGCGATGGTAAAGACATCGAGTCTACTGTTTCTAGTTATCTAGAAGATGAAGAGAACAGATTTCTTTTCAAACCGAAGCAAAATACTGGGAGTTCTACTACGTCGATGACTTCGACAAGTGTGCCTCAAGACAAACCTAAATCGATTTTCGATGTTCCACAAGATCAGATGATAGCCCAAACACGAAAGAAATTGGGCGTCCGCTGATTCTAACGAAAGGATTAAACTATGCCTATCTCTAATGCTAACTTTCAGGTCATTGAGGAAGTACTACGCCAGTACACACACGAAGCGTACACTACTTCCAAAAACATTCACACGACTGGTGTCGTAGGTACCCGTGAGGGTGTTGACGGTGACTCAGAAAGCTATATTGGCCAGTTCCGTTGGTACAAGCCTCTTGAGCCGGAAGTCAACGTCATGTCAACAACTGACGACACTGAAGGTACAATGACAAACATCAGCACTAACCTTGCGAAATACATCAAGACCGCTCGTTCGCACGGTGCTGAGCAAGTTAACGTGCAACAAGTGCTCTCTCGTGAAAACGGGCTTGAAAAGATTGCTCGTGACTTTGCACAGACACGTATGGAAGACGAAGGCAAAGCCTTCTACAACGTCCTACAAGGTGTTGCTCGTTCAGAGGTCGCCCTAGGTGATGCTAGCGCTGCAGGTGAGGGTGGTCTTGTAGACTTTGATACTGACCCTGATGCCGCAGCAACTGGTTTCTTTGTTGATCTCAACGCTGCTTCTGGTGTCTTTGGTGCTGCTGCAACTGGTGCACCTGATCAGCGTAAGCTGTTTGATGCATCGGGTGTTGGTGCTGCTCGTGGTGAGCGTCTGTTCCAAGCAATTGGTATGGCGTTTAAGGACTACGAACCGGACTACATGTACATGGTTACCTCCCCGGAGACCCTTGCACAGATCCGCGCTGCTAACCTCGTTGATGAGGACCGAGTAACGGACGGTGAACTAGAATTCACTACTATCTTTGATGGTAAATTCCGCCTACTGCCTACTCGTTTCACTCAGATGGCATCGGTTAGTGCTGGCGATCTAAACGCACGGTCTACTAAGTGTACTTTCCTTATGAAACCCAACTCTGTTTCTTTCGCTCCGATTGAAATCCCAACTCCGGTTGAGATGGATCGTGATGCGTCTGTCTACCTTGGTGGTGGTAAGACTGAGATTTGGTACCGTTGGGGTTACGTGTGGCACCCTGAGGGTTATGCTTGGGCTGGTGCTGAGGACGCGTTTGCTACTAACGCTACTTTCTCTGCAGCAGCTTCTTGGACACGTAAAGTTTCGGCTCTAAACCTGCCGATCCTCCCAATTTACCACGCATAAGCTTAAAGGAGGTACTCATGGCTTTAATCGTCGGAGTAAACAGCTACATTTCAGTCGCGGATGCTACAACGATCCTTGCTGATCGATTTGGCCTCTCAGACTGGGACGCTGCTGATCCCGTTACCAAAGCACAGGCTCTTGTTACCGCTACATCAGCGATTGACGAACGTCGTTGGCTTGGTTTTGCTGTGAGTGCCTCCCAAACGCTTGGGTGGCCTCGCACAAGTGCGAAATTTGTTGACCCAAAACTTAATTTGATTGTTAATCCTGCTAACGATGAAATCCCAGAAAGAGTGAAGCTAGCTACAACGCTACAAGCGCTCCACTTTATACAGTTCCCTGCTGCATATGCCTCTGAAGAGAGTATTGCGGAAAGCATAACTGTTGGGCCTATCTCGATTTCAGATAGTAACTCTAGGACAAAGACCGTTAAATTCCCTTACAAGGTAGTTGATCTACTTAAGCCTCTTACAGTGCGCGGGAACTCCGGCTATACTTGGTGGATGGCTAACTAATGTCCCTAGATTCAAGAATTAGAGGTGGAGTAGAGACTGCCTTCAACGCCGTTGGTGATGTGAAGAAGTCTGTAACTCTACAACCAAAAACCGTAAGTGGTTTTGATCACACTACTCAATCTAACATTGAAAGTGCTGTCCCTCCTGTTACCCGTCAAGGTATCGAAGTAAGTCGTTCTATTAGTAAAGACGGTACAGAAGAGGTTAAGCTACTTTTTAGGTATGGTGATGTATCAGAAAACACTTACCAAACTCTAACCTTTGAGAATAGAACCTATACTATCACTGGGTTTGAACCTACAATGAAGTACATTGTTGAAATAACAGCTACTAAGGAGAATTGATATGTCTAGTTTTAGACCAGTTTATCTCATTGTAGGTAGCTTAGTTGGCGCTTCAGGACTTGAAGCTTACCCAGAGGATTACAAAGGTAACATCTCTAACGAGAGCTTATACGGGAGATACTCGATCTCCTTTAACGACCGTGAGCGTGAAGACTTCGGTGATGGCTCTGTTATGGAAGGACTGATTTTCTTTAGGATCTTTTATGATAGAAACAACGGACATATGGACGCTGTTGACTACGCTGGTACTTTAGAAGATACGTTTGATCGTTTTATTGACAATACATTAACAATTAATTACTCAACACTTTCGCAACCTCAAGATGACCCCGACAATGAAGCACTAGGCATGATGGTCTGGCAAGCTTCATTTACCAAACACCTCTAAGGAGAAATTTATGACTCACATTAGCTCACTAACGTCTGGTATTTACTCGTACATGGACGTTTTTACAGGCGATGTTAGCGCTATCGACGGCGACTCTGTCGTTGGAGACTATGCAGCTCTATTCGCAAGCGGAATACCGGGAACTGACGTTCTACGCGTACCTTCGCCACGAGAATTCCCAGCCGTAGGTAACGCCGCTAACATTACTAACGTTCCTGTATTTGGCCAACAACAGTCCTCACAGGTATCAGGACAATCTGATGCTCCGTCGATGGACGTTACAATCAACTACGTGCCTAGCGATATTCTAGAATTTGAAAATATCAAAGGTAAAGAAGTTGCTTTCCGCTTTATGTTTGCTGCTGCGGCGGTAACAGAAGCTGATGGTACAGCTGCTACGCTGGGTGTTGATAACACAGAGTTCTACTGGAAAGGCAAGATCGAAGCCATCCAGCCGACTCCGTCTCTGACTGACTCAAACACCGCCGTTATTAATATTTCGGTTCAGGTCGACTTTGTTGGTCCGTCGACTATCGCACCTACCTAATTTATTGATTTTTAATAGTTAATTAGGTGACGTTAAAGAGGAGGCCCCTTCGGGGGTCTCTTCAATCAAGTTAGAGGAAGCTATGAACGAAAAAAAGTTTAGATTCAGTAAAAACTACGTCCTAGATGTAACTGCTAAACATATGATTCGTGCTGTTGATATCAGTCTAGATAAGACCGCCCAGCGTATGGAACAGTTGACCCCAGAAGAAGGTCAGGAAGTATTAGAAACAATTAGTGAGTTGTTCAAACTCCGTAAGTTTTTAAAAGAGTATAGAGAAAGGTTCACCAAAGATGAAACATCTAGTTGGTAAGGAAGTCACTAAAGAAGTTGACTTTATGGAAGAAAAAGTAAGCATTCGTAAACTAACGTTCGGTCAGATTATTGAACTACAGAAACAGATTAAAGCAGTCCAGACTAAGCCAAAGTCCAAGAAGAACGAGGAAGTGGATAGTATGGAGCTGCTTCGTATTGTTATTGGTGCTGGTGTAATTGGCGCGCAAGAGCTAAGTGTTGAAGACTATCAGTCTTTCCCACCTGATGAACTTAATAACCTAGCAACAGAAGTCCTTCACTACATCGGTCTGAGTGTTGATGATGTAGAGGCTAATCCTGATAGTGATGTGGAAACCCCTACGGGAAACTAACCGATGAAGAACTCCAAGTCTATGAAATCGCTTTTCTTCTGAAGAAAACTATTTCTGAGATTATAGACATGCCTTATTCAGAGTTTGTCGGTTGGTGTTATTACTTCAAAGCAAGACCCCCCGGTTATGCAGAGGATATGAGGACTTACTATATTATGTCTTCTATGACAGAAATAAAGAAGAAGCCTGAAGAAATATTCCCAACCATTAGAGCTGTTGTTAACTCAGAAAAGGCTCGTAAGCCTGAATTCAG